CCTTTTTAGCAAAAACCGTAGCGCCATCATCATCTACATTATTAACATTTGTAGAAAACGTGCTGGTATAGTACGTCGAATCGCCTTCGCTGTCGTTCTCGTACTTCATTTCCAAGTCCCACGTTTCAACCTTGCTGCTTTTCACATGCGGCACAGCTTTAATGAGTGTTTTCGTTACGGCCATCTTAATCTCCTAATTTCGATTTTAGTTCTTCTACTTCAGCCGACAGCTCTTGGACTGCTTTCACTAAGATAGGCACAAACTTACTATACTGTAAACCGTACTGTTTGCCGTCTTCTGTAAGATGCGTAGTAAGATTTGTTTTATTAGAAATGACATATCCTGCCTCTTTCTCTAAAGCCTCAACCGCTTGAGCCTTAAACCCTACGTCTAGCCAATCTTCTTTATGAGTGCCATCGTGCGTAATGGTATCTAAATCATCGCCCTCTTCAGCATACTTAGAACGCTTGTCCCACTTGTATGTGACAGGCTCAAGAGCTTTTACAAAGCCTAAACCGAGATTTAAGGCTGTAAAATCTGTCTTATCACGTTCATCAGAAGCAACTGTCCAATCTACCTGGATATGAGCATTGGCGATATTTTCATCACCGAGACAAATTTGATTGTCTCCTGTAGTGACAGCACCACCTGGAGAGTTTGCAATTCCTGCGTCCCTGCCCAAACAAAGGTTATTATCACCTGAAGTAATCGCTTGGCCAGCATTAATTCCTAAGCCCGTATTAAACACTCCAGCTACAACTGCATTAAGTGAAGCGTAACCACAGGCCGTGTTTGAGCCACCGGTAGCATTCGCTAATGAATCAGAACCTATGGCAGTAGAATAATTAGCATCAACCATTGCATCTAAACAACCAAAACCTATGGCTATATTCGATGTTCCAGTCTCGTTGACTTTTAGCGCATCTTTACCTATTGCAATATTCCTATCTGCTGTCGTGTTGGCTTCTAAGGCGTTCTTACCGATTGCGACCAAATTATCGCCAGTCGTGTTCGACTTTAGAGAAGACTCACCTACGCTGACATTACCAGCGCCAGTCGTGTTGGCTGTCGCAGATGCATATCCGACTGCCGTGTTATTGCTTGCGGTGGTGTTTGCGATTAGAGCGTCCTTCCCGATAGCAACATTATTACTAGCCGTTGTGTTGTTATAGAGAGCAAAATCACCGACCGCCACATTGTAATTTCCGGTGGTGTTTAGCTCCATCGAAGCATGTCCGACTGATACGTTCTGAGCGCCTGTTGTGTTAGTTCTTAAACTGTCGTGGCCTACGGCAGTATTTGCTGCGGCAGTATTTGCTGAAAGTGAATCGTGCCCAATAGCCGTATTCTCAGAAGTGGTTGTACATGCGTCTAAAGCATTACCACCGATAGCAACATTCTGCGCTCCTGTAGTGATGGCCGCAAATACATTAGTTCCTACTCCGACGTTGTAATTCCCTGTTGTTAGAGAACCAAGTGCGTCATTACCGATGCCGATGTTGTATTGAGCCGTGGTAGACACATCCATAGCATATCTTCCAATAGCTACGTTCCTGTCTCCTGTGGTGTTACTTGCTAAAGCGTTCTTGCCAACGGCTACGTTGTTAACTCCAGTGGTGGTTGCTGCCATAGCATTTGAACCAATAGCAACATTATCTGCTGCTGTTGTGTTCGCTGAAAGCGCCGCGTATCCCACCGCCGTGTTGTCATTTGCTGTCGTGTTGGCATCTAAAGAAAAAGGCCCAATAGCTACGTTCCTTGTACCTGTGGTATTGGCCAACAGCGTATCTTTGCCCAGGGCAGTATTATAATCAGCAACATTGTTATAAAGAGAGTTATGACCTATTGCTGTGTTGTAGTCAGCCGTGGCGCTTAGATACAGGGCTGCATACCCCATAGCCGTATTGCCTGTGCCCGTGGTGTTGGTTGTCAGAGCTGCATAGCCCATTCCAATATTATGTGTGCCGGTAGTAGTAGCGTCTAAGGTGTAATTCCCAATCGCTATATTCGCGTTACCAGTAGTGTTGGCAGTTAAAGCCGCCCTGCCAATTCCTACGTTATCTGATGCAGTGGTATTAGCATGGAGAGCAAGATAACCAATGGCTGTATTACTTCCGCCAGTTGTATTGTCCCGCATTGCAGAACGACCAATAGAGGTGTTGTATGCAGCCGTAGTGTTGTCTGCGAGTGATAAATAACCGATAGCGATATTACTGCTACCCGCATTATCCTGTAGTGCCTGACGACCAATGGCAATGCTGTAGCTTGCTGTGGTGTTCGTTTCTAAGGCATCGGCACCTATAGCGATATTACCATCGCCGGTGGTGTTGGCTAAAAGAGCATCTTTACCTACAGCAACATTAGATGCGCCTGTGGTGTTTGCCGCTAATGCGGCATACCCCATTGCCGTGTTGTTATCCGCAGTCGTATTTGCAGTTAGAGCCTGATGGCCCACGGCAACATTATTGGCCCCAGTGGTATTGGCATCCATTGAGTCTTCGCCAATACTGATGTTGTATGAAGCAGTGGTGTTCGACAGAAGAGCATCTTTGCCTACCGCAATATTATAACTGCCGGTGGTATTTGCGGCTAAAGCGCTTTTGCCTACCGCAGTATTCGATGCGCCTGTGGTGTTGGCCCCTAATGCGGCATGCCCCATTGCCGTGTTGTTAGATGCTGTCGTATTGGCATCTAAAGAATAAGCACCTACAGCCACATTGCTAGTGCCTGTCGTATTAGCATCCAGCGAATGCCTACCAATAGCTACATTATTATCGGCAGTAGTATTGTTATCTAATGCTGCATGGCCGATTGCGACATTGTAAGAGCCAGTACTATTAACTTCTAATGCAGCTTTACCAACGGCAATATTTCCTGTGCCTGTGGTGTTGGCGGTTAAAGCGTCATAGCCGCTAGCAACATTATTATCTCCAGTTGTTATAGCATCTAAAGCATTAACACCGACTGCGACATTGCTGCTGGCTGTATCTGTAGTACTTGTAGGATCTGAGCCAATCCAGATTGAATTATTTTCTTTTAAAGCTGGATCAAGTACGTTAAGTTCTGCTGCTGTACTCGTAACATTTGTTCCACCTATATCCAGAGTAGTCATAGAGACTTCACCAGCAACTGTAGCTATTCCAGAAGCTACCGTTATTAAATCGGTATCTCCTGTATGCCCTATAGTAGAGCCATTAATAATGACATTATCAACGGTTAGTGTTGTCAGTGTTCCCAGGCTTGTAATATTTGATTGAGCAGCAGTTGTAACTGTGGCTGCTGTACCACTGGCATTACCTGTGACATTGCCCGTCAACGGCCCTGCAAAAGCGTCTGCTGTTACGGTTCCATCAAAGTAAGCGTCTTTAAATTCTAAAGAACTTGTACCTAAGTCTATTTGATTATCTGTTACTGGATATAAAGCCGAAGCTGTTAGTGTCAGTCTAGCTGCATTATCAACTTTAAAATCAATTTCATTAGCTGTGCCAAAATCAATAGCTGTTTGGGAATCTTCTCCCATTATTAAATCGGTAGCATAAATTGATGTTATACCTGTTTGCGCTGCGTCCACAGCAAGATCAACTGTGTTGTCTCCATCTTGATATGTGACAGTTATTCCGCTTTCCGTATTACTGGAAAACATGGCTCCAGTAGTATCTGAAATATATTCGGCTAACGTAGTTCCATCAACCGTAATAGCGTCTGCTTCTAGTGTGCCGTCAATATCTGCGTCACCACTAATATCTAATGTAGCAGCATCTAACTCCCCTGTTAATGTGATATTTCTAAAAGAAGCGGCATCTTTATTTGAATCTACTACAACTGCTTTAGAAGCCGCTACTGTCCCTGCTGTAATTCCGTCCAACATTTCTAATTCAGCTTCTGCTAATTCAGCACCTGAACCAAGTGTAAGAGTGCCTGTAACTGTAAGATTATCATTAACTGTTACTTCGGAAGTTGAATGACCTATTGAGATCGGAACACCCGAAGTTGCAGTACCTATAGTAATACCATTTGAAGTATTAGAATTATCTATATTTAAAGAGGTTGTCGCATCCAATGAAATGGTTGCACCGTCTACAGCAAGAGTTCCGTCTATATCTGTATTATCTAAATTAGTAGTCCCATCAACATCAAGACTACCATCAAAGTCTGCGGCTCCTGCAACAAATAATGAGCTAGCTCCAAACAGCTTTAGATCGTTATGGCTTTCATCCCAGAGCATATATGATCCAGATGTAGCTCCAAAGAACTTAACATCATAACCAGTATCATCAGCTCCTACAGTAATAGTATTATCTATTTGGACAGCACCATCAATATCTACTGCATCAAGGTTGGTTGTTCCGTCTACGTCTAAGTCACCATTAAAGTCTGCGTTACCGGCTAGTGTTAATGTCGATGCCATGTCCACAGCACCATCAATATCTACAACATCTAAATTAGCGGTTCCATCAACATCTAAATCGCCTGCGAGGTCAATGCCTGCCGCACCAGCTAAAACTAAGTCGTCTGTTGATGTGTCCCAAAGCATATATGCACTGGCAGTGTCTCCAAAAAACTTAACATCATAGCCTGTATCATCAACGCCTACAGTTATAGTGTTGTCTACTTGAATAGCTCCATCAAGATTTGTAGTTCCTGAGACAGTAAGCCCGTCTGTCGTTACTGTACCGTCGAAATAAGCGTCTTTAAATTCTAATGAGCTTGTGCCTAAATCTATATCATTATCTGTTACTGGTACAATTGCCCCGTCTTGAATTCTTATTTGCTCTACGGCTGCTGAAGATACTTCAACAAAAACACCCCAACGATTATTCGTACTATCAGCGACAATTTTATTAAGGAAGTCCTGATCTCCGATTGTATGGATATTACCGCCTTCTGCGGCAGTCCCGTCATGCTGATGCCCCGTTGTTCCGCTTGAAGCGTATGCAAAAGCATTTAAAAGCTGATTATATTCATCATTAAATAATGCGGCTGTGATTGTATCGCCGTCACTAAATGAGCTTTGTCTGGTATAAGTCGTTCCCATTCTTATCTCCTGCCTGAAGGTGCATAATCTATATAGAAGCCATTAACTGAATAAGGTGCTTTTTGATCGTCACTATAAACCTTAAAACTTCCTGTAAACCCGCTACCTTGGACTGCTTGTCTAACCATTGGGTCATTCTGAGCGCCAAAAACTATAGAATTAAAAAGTGCATTGCTATTGCCAAAAATAGCTGGTAATGAAACTGAATCTAAAACATAATCGGGAGGCTGTGGGATAGTTTGATCGTCATAATCAAATCTAAGCCTTACTGACGGTTGAACAAGCCCTTCTGGACTAAGAGAAATACGAGCATAATGAATAGTTTTCCTGGTTCCTAAATCCCCAAAATCAAAATTTGGTGTTGTATATTCTGCAACTATATTTGTAGCTGTTCCTGCTGGCGTAAAATAATCCCCGTCATTATGTACATAGACATAGCCATCCTTATCCCCATGATATGTTTTTTCTACTCTATCTTTATCAAAACTTGAAGCAAGAGCATGTGCCTGAATTCCTAAAGTCTCTGACCATTCAAATCCATTACCTGTAAGAGTTCCAATAATACCTCTTGAAGTTCTTGTAGACGCATTACTCGCTGAATAAAATAAGCGGTATTGTGATTTACTTCTTAAAACAGCGCTATCTATCACATAAGTATTAATAGAAGACGCTACTTCTCCGATAATAGACTGGATTTGTCTGCTTACAGAGCCTAGCTCTACGTCGCCAATTCTAGCAGTACCCGCTATAGTGCGTATGCCATCAGGACTCAAGAAAATTAGATCACCTGCAATTTCTTGAATACTTCTTCCATCTAAACAGCCTACATTTCGTGTTATAGGTACTACTGTAATCGTACTTGAATTATTTATATTTTGAAGTTTATATATAGAATTAGCACAAAATATAATTAAATCACCACGAAAACTTTTGATACCTACAACTTGATCGTCTAGTTTAATAGACCCAGAACCTGTACTAGAGAAATCATCTATATCACTAGTACCACTATAATAAATAGTATTAGGCGCTGTGGCTGCTCCTGCAACTACCAAGTGCTTGTCATGTATTACACAAAACTTCGGATATACCGTGCCGCTTACTGTAATCTCTTTACAAAAGTATGTTCGATTTGAAAGAGCGCTGTCCGTTCCTGTCATTTTAAAGTACATCGGCTTAACGCCAGAGCCTTCATCAGTGATAATGACTTCACCATAATCTGTATCTCCTTCATATATAGCGAAGGATGCTAAAGATTGTGAAGTTCTGGCTAAAGCACTACGACCTGTGAAAGTACTATAATTATCTCCTCCACCAGCAACACTATCTTTATTTATCTGTAGCCAGCTATCTCCGTCCTGGCTAAAATAAATATTTGTACCTGAACAAGCTAATAAACCGTCTGCATATACTTCAAGCCCTAAAATACCATTACTGCTATTAGGGCGTGTGCCGTCTCCCCACTGAGAAAAGCCATTAATACGGCGATAGCCTCCGTCTGGATCAACTTCATAGTTTCTTAACTTCGTCGCTAATCCTGGTTGAGCAAGCATTTCAAACTGGTTTAAGTTAGTATTTAAACCTCCTTTACAAGATACGCCGTATGGCTGTGTAGTTGACATTAAACGAACCCTATCCGGTCGTCTTTAGCATAAACAGGAGTAGGCTCTAAAAGATTTGAGCGCATACTACGAAGCCCTTTTCTATAGTCTTCATTAGCAAACGCCGCTGCCTGTGGATTATCCTTAAACTGCCAAATATAATATCTAGCTTTAGCTAATAAGACAGATGTATACATTTCTGGAAATACAATACTATCACCATAAGATGATAATTTTGTAGGAAGATCCCACGCAAAGAACCAAATGCGATAAACCTTTTTAGGTATAGGACTTATGCCAAACTTCCGAGCATCAGGGCTTCTAAAAACAAGATTAGGCTCACCCCACTTCTGAGTATCTGAATCATCTAAATTTTCAGAAAGCCTTCTAAAATCTTTCCATGCTTCAATTGTAGCATATCTAAGATTTCTAGCCACATAAGGAGCAGCCTCTCCACTAACCCCCACGGTTGTAAGATAAAAATTATCCCAATCTATAGACCCGTAATCTGCTATTATGCTAGAACTAGAAGCTTTTAACTCGTACCAACGAGTACCTGCCACGGTTTCTACATAAACATTTCCATACATAGGATCTGTAGTGCCACTTTCAGCCGTAGCCAAAAAGGGCCATTGGGGTTCTTCATTTACAATATCCCAATAAGCCCTATTTATAGCGTCGGCTGCGTGTTTTTGAACACCCACAGCAGATGAAAACGTAGAGGAAGTTAAGACAACCTCATTCAGTTCTCGTAATAGTTCATTAGTAAGGTCTAAATATGTTGTTGCCATTACTCTGATTCTTTATTATTATCGACACCTTGTTTCGCGTCAGAATCACGGTTCTGATTATCCTCAGAATTTTCGTAATAGCCCTCCATATCTGTAATGTCTTTATAATTAACAACACTACCATATTTTAATTCAGGCATTTTTTTCTCCTGGTGCTAGTTCTTTTTTGAATATTCTGTCATAATTACTTTTATAGTTTTTCATACTAGATCCAGAATATTGCCTACCTAAAAGCCCCAAACTACGAGTACTTTTACCCTTATGATTCATCACAATAGGATTTTTATCACTTCCTAACTGCGCCATAATTAGCTCCTAACTTAATCAGGCAGTACACCTAAGTGTAAAAACTCAACTAAAAAAGTTACCGTTGTTGCTGCTGTTGCTAGATCAGCGCCTATTGGAGTCAGCCGAGCATATAGTGTTCGTGCCGAAGCCGAATACAGAGTTGCTGCGATAGCAATAGCTTCGGACGTTGCTGGCCCACCTACAACACCTGCCGTAGTTGATGTGCTGACAAACTGATTAGCTGCATGACCGTGCGAATCTTGAATAAGATATAAAGGTGCATTAGCTGTCCAAGTAACCGCAGAACCGCCGTCATCTAGAATAGCTTCAGTTGCAACAAGTTGAGCGCCACCTGAAGACGTACCTAATGAGAAGTCTACATCATTACCACTACCGCCTGCCGTAACAATATTACCTGCTGGAATAGCAATTAGATTACGAAGAATCGTATCTGCTGGTTGCGTAAAGCTAACATCAGTGTGAGTATCATCTGTAACTGCAATAGTGCCTGTCGTTGTTGATGTCCAAGAGCTAACTACATTATCAGCAAGATCACGAACATCGCCTGTTCTAGCCGAGTTTCGGCCTGTGTCTCTTATTTCAATAACTGGACTTGCCATAATTTTTCTCCATTTATTTGGTTATAGTAAAAGAAAAGGGAGCCTTTGCAGACTCCCTAATCTAGTTAGTTTAGTCAATACCATAGAACGCGGAAACCAATGCGCCAGCGCGGAGTACTTTAGATCCATAAACATGGAGTCCTCGTACAATGTCGCCAAACGAATCGGGATCACGCAGAACTTCAGTACTGGTAATCGTCTGAGCTGTTGCCGTAGACGACATATGACCAGCAATACATTTGCCAGCAGCATTAGATGTGCTTGCAATGTTATTAGACTTGTACATATTAAATCCACGAAGCTTACCAGATGATACCAAACCATTTCTGATCGAACCCTGACCAGCGTTGTAATCTACTGACAAAAGCTTTGAAGCTGTGCCAGAGAGAACCTCATAGAAATCAGGCGAAGCTACAAACCAGCGCCCTTCTTCTGGGATATTTTGATCGTCCAAAAGACGAGCCATACGCCCCAAAACATCTATAGGATCATGCTCTGATCCAGCAAAACCAATATCTAGATTACCTGTGCCGTCAAACGTACCCGCAGCAAGATCAGTCGCATTATCCGAACCTAAGATATGGTTCGGGCTAGAGGCTGATACTCCTGCAAACATGACAGCAATAACGCCCTCATCGAAAGCATCTTTAAGTGCATAGGCTGCTGAAGATGAAGCTACTTCCCGCCAGTTCACATGGGACATATTACTTTCAATGTCGTCCACCTTGAACTTAAAGGCATTAGCCGTATCGACAACGAGCGTCAGCTCTTGGTCAGTTAGCTTTGTCTGAGTTACGTCTGCACCACGTTCGTACTGATACACAGTGATCTCAGGTTCTTTAATAATCTTTACTGAATCTCCAAAGTTGGCAATTTCACCCGAATAATCGGTATTTGTAATTGCTTCCGCAACCGATGATTTTCTAAAGAAGTTAAGAACCTTCTTAGAATAAACGGCGGGAAGGAAAAACGAATTGTTTTGACCACTTGTAGAGTTAGCAAAGTTGGCATCAGTATCTGTACTAGGTTCAAAATACTGATCAGATTGATTATATGCCATTTCGATTCCTCCTAAAAAATAATAGACAAATTATTTTGCTACTCTGCCCTCACTTACAGCTTGATTAATTTCTTCTTCATACTTATCAAACTGATCCATAGACATTGCAGCAATTTCCCGTTCAGTCCATATCTTCTGAGGTTGAGCAGCATCTACCGTGGTTGTCTTTGTAGAAACCAGGTCTGCTGCCGTCTCAGAAGGAGACTGTTTTTGTCGTGATTTTCTAGATTGTACAGGAGGGGTTGATATACCCTGCTCAAGCTTAAACAAATCAATCGCTTTACTCGCTAATTTAGCATCCATAGCATTTTTATATATCCAGTCTTGTATTTGTTCCGGTTGCTCTTTTGCCCAGACGTGAAACTCTTCTGATCCTCTAATATCTTCAAAATCAGGATGAGTCTCCCTTAAACCAGACTCTGCTTCCCTTCGCATAATATCGGCTTCACGTTGTTGTACAGACGATAATTGAGATTGTAAGTCTTGAATCTGACGTTCACTTTGCAAATGAGCAACTGTTTCAACTGTTTCATATAAATCAGGGTATTCACTTTTAAACTTTTGTAATTCTGCAGGGGTTTTAGGAGCTTTATATTCAGGCTGTGCAGCCCTAGTTTCAGCTAGTAATTCCTGCTCTCTTTGTTTAAATTGTGAAAGCCTGTCATCATAATGCTTTTTTAAGTCGTCATATCGCTTTTTATAATTTGTTCTTTTACGAGGCTTTTTCTGTTCTTCCACTTCTACATCAGGGGCTGCATTTGAGGTGGCCTGGGGTGTTGATGGAGCATAGAATAATGAGTCTGCTGTTTCCATTGGCTTTCCGTCTTTAGCATTATGCCAAGGCTTGTGCATATTATAGGGATTAGCGTTCTCTTCCTCTTCTGCTTGTCGTAACTCCTCTTGCTGTTCAATCATAATCACTCTCCTTTCCGGGGCTTGTCGTTTTATAAGGTAGCCATACTAATTTGTTCTTTAGTACAGGGCTTATACTCCAAGGTAGCCAAAAGGTTAAAAATACAATAAGGGGCCTTCTAAATTAAAGGGTAGCCTTATTACCTTAAGCTCGGCATTCGATTAGAAGAAACCATGTTTTTCTTAATTTCTTCATCATCTGTGCTAGCTGAAGAAGCTAAAAGTCCTTCTTCGGTTTGCACTTTACCGCCGAGTACTTTACGCATTAAACCACCGTCATAAGCACGTTCAGCGTCGTCCATCATTTGTTGGAGTTCGTCTGCGCCTATTTGTTCAGTAGCTTTATCCGTAAATACAAATTCTCCTTCCGATAACCTTGCAGGTATCGAATCAGAGACTCCAGTTCCGGGGCCTTCAACTGGCCCAGAACCGGAAAATTCAGAAGCTGTTCCTACAACTTTATCAAATATTTGACTTAGCTGTGGATCATTTTCTAGTTTACTCATTAAATATGTTTGTTCTTCATCGTCAAGAGCCTCATCAACAATGAAGCCTAAATAATCTTCTTCCATTTGCTCATCAGGAACTTGAGAAGCTTCAACTGCTGCCGCCTCTTCAGGAGGGATATTAGGATAAGTATCTACAGGCATAACCTGTTCTTGTTCTGTAGGAACTAGTAAAGCGGCTCCTCCTACTTGTTTAGCCCTTCTTACTTTAGAGCCTTTCTTATACTTATACTTTCTATTTGCCATATTATTATTCCTTTCTGTCTTTAGCTTCTTTAACTAGCTCCTTCAACTGCTCTAAGCGTACCAGCAAAGCCACTTTCCCCTGGCTGCGGAACATTTCCTGTTCCGATGTTGCCGCCACCAGTGCCTGTAGCTCCAAGGTCTTGAGGCTGTCCAGGTGTTCCTTCAATGGCTCCCACGCCTCCGGGTTGTTCACCAGTAGGGAGAGCTTCCTCGCCAATTGTTTGTCCAACATTTTGCATTCCTATAATTTGAGCCATGATAGCAGCTTCTTCTGGATCATTTAAAATCTCATCAGGATCAAGATCCAAAGTATAAGCAAGCTCACTAATAAGCTTCGATATTTTAACAAAGGGCGCAATAGCAGGATTTTGAACAGATTGTAAGAAAGTAGTTAATCTTTGACTCCTTACTTCCTTTTGCATAAGGCTATTTGTTCCTGTCGCCTTAACTTCTAAATCACCTTTAACGCCCAACCGACTATCAAGGAACTGCATGTTCCATTGAAAATACGCTTCTCCTAGTGGTTTCAAAAGAAAATCATCTAAGTTTTTAACTACAGTCTTTATATTTAAAGAGGCTGCACCTAAAAGCATAGACATTCCCGAAGCTGTTCTTGTCATACTTTGTACGCCAGTCTGACCATGAGAATAAGACGGAATACCTGTTTGTTCATCTGCTAATTGTCTGAACTTGTCAAACATCTGCATGTTTTCGTGAGTTACATTAGGGAACTTGACCCCATGAATAGCTTGTCCTGGCACTCCTGCTTGTCTTCGGAAAATTTTGCCAGGATAAATTTCCATATTCTGTCCACCAACTAATGCTGATTCGTCTACATCAAAAACCAGCGAACCAGACAGAGCTAAATTATCAATAGCCATGCGAGCATGTCCATTCATTATTTTCTGAGAATCATCCATGTTTTCAGCAATTCCAATACCAAAGAAACTATAAGGATTTCTCTCATATGGGAAAGAAAGATATGGAATTCTATAAGGCGTAAAAGGATTAACAACAGCTCTTAGCAATTTTCCATTGCAGATCCACGCATTAACCTGTACTTCGTCTAGATCATCTACGCTGTCTCCCAATTCCATTCCTACTTCACGGGCATACTCAGCATCCATTATACCCCAATATTCTAAGACTTCAAATTGTCCTGCGCCATACTCTTGTGTCCTATGGTCATCTTTTAATTCGTGTTCGTAGTCTTTTTCTACATAGTTTGCGCCCATCATTAAACAATCTCGTATTTCGTCCTTATTAAAATAAGGCATTTTACTCAGCGCTCTTAGCTGAGATCTGTTTAACTTATGACGATGGAAAACATATTCACATTCTTCGACATTAGTAGAGTTTGGGTCAGGGAAAAAATCCCAAATACTAACAAACTCAATTCTAGGTACTCTTACTGTTAGAGGAGAGTAGTCTCTTTCTCCGTTTTCGTCTTCGTCCCAACGATTTAATGTCTTGTTAAAATTGAACGGGCCTTTAACAATGCCTGTTCCAAATAGCGCTGATTCAAATAAAGCATTCCTGATTTCACTTGACCCATTAGATTCATCAATCTGGTCGTGAATAAGTTTTTCCATTCGTCTAGCTGCTTTTTCCGCTGGATTGAGTTCCAGCGCTTGTGGTGATGGCGACAGCCCTTCCCGCAACAGCCCTGCTTCTTCGGCTTCTTGTTCAATAAACTCTTCCTCAAATTTACCAGTATTAAATGATGCTCCTGGCTTTAGAACTCTTCCGTCTCCTTCATAGCCAACATCATAAGGATTTTCTTCCTGTTGTTCTTCTGTTTCTTCCCTTTCTTCTATTGGTTCAGGAGTTGTTTCTATGCCTGGTACAGGATTATTTATATCAAGATGGGCATGTTCGGGGATTCCTTCTGGAATTTTGGTTTCACTAATACCTATAGGAAACTTTCCTGCTCCAAAAATAACATCTACTAGCTGACCAAAAGCAGCCAGTACTTTTGTTTTCGTAACCTTGACAAAAACCCTGGATTTTTCTGTTTCTCTAAACTTAACATTCTTTGGATACAATCCACGATAATTATGATAAGCTGTTATCCATCTTTGCTCATCTAAATTTCTAGCGCTTTCAGCAGAATTAAATCTAGACTGAAGTAGACCTACAAATTTATTACGAAGATCTACACTTAAATTTAAAGATTTCCCTTCTTCTCCTTCTACAGGCTCAAGATAAAGAAAATTAGCACTTTCGCCAAATATGTCGTTGTTTTCTGCCATTTAATACCCAAATTCCCTGTCTATTGGTTGATATGCTTGCGCCATTCTAAGATTTCTCATTCTATTAATAGGATCAGCTATTCTAGGTCTTGACATAATCAAATAACGTAAAGCATCATAAGCATGATCAGGCGCGTGTGTATTCACATCTTCAGGTCTTGACTTATCCATAGGAATACTTTGTAATTCTTTTATCAAGTTTGGACAAGTACTGAATATTTGTAATCTAGGTCTTCCCGTAGGCTGAATTTTTAAATATTCGTGTATTTGAATTTTACCTTGTATCCTATTCTTATCTGCCCTTCTTAATTTATGTCCTGCTCGTACTAAAGTTTCTCCTACTGTAGGCCCTGTAGTACCTGTTCTTGCCCATGCTGCTGTATCTAGTACACCAGCTACAGAAAAAGGATCATTTATTTCCATTTCTGTGATTACTTGGCCTAAGTCCTGTCCTGTTAAGTTCTTTTTATAGAGTTCTCGGTAAACAACCAGTGTTCCGTCCGATGCGTCTACTGTAGCCCATATACAAGCGCTTTCAGAAGCGTACCCGTAGTCAATTCCTTTAACTCGTTCCCATCCTATAGGGATTTGGAACGGAGGAATAATATGTACATCAGGATCAAATTCTGAAAATGCTGCTCCTTCTGTTATTTCCCAATTACCTTCCAGTAATTGTCTTCTTTGTACGGGCGGGAGAGCTTTAAGCATCTCTTCATATCGCCCATCTTGAGCTAAATATGGATTATCGTCTAGCCTTGCAGGAATAAACCGTCTTGTAAGACCGTCATCCCCTTTAAAAGACTGTCCTGGCTCACATGGATCAACATATCTCTTCTTAACCCAATGTGCGCCAACGCCTCCGGGGTTTGCAGTACAACGTAAATAAGGGTCTATCTTTGAATCCGTTGTACGCAGCCTGGAAGCCAGATAATTCCAACCGAATTCTGTAGGAAGGTGAGTGATTTCATCAAAACCTATCCAAGAATACGATTGTCCCTGGTAGCGGTAAACGTCTGCGTCTCTTTCTAAGAACCCAAACTCTACTTTAGCTCCACTAGGGAAGTTCCATATCTTTTCAACTTCTCTAAACTTACATCCAGGGAATGCCCGTGGGTACAATTCTCTAGATTTATCTATTAACTCTCTTAATTCTGGCATTGATCGTCTAAGAATCAAAGCCCTGTGTGCAGAACGATGGCAGAACCTCAAAGGATCTACTAACATCGCATAAGACTTGCCTCCTCCTGCAGCTCCTCCATATAAAACATCCCGTTCTGGAGAAGCTAAGAATTCTGTTTGTGGCCCTTCGTTCGGTGCGAAGATAACATTGCTTTCATATATCTGTTGTTTGACTGTTTTAGGTAAATGCTTTTCAATGTCTTCCTTTGTGATGATCTTGCCTCCGACAGTTTTTTTAGAGGCCGGTTCATCCAGTTTTCCCTGGATTTTTCGTTGCTTCCTGACTCCTTCTTTTGCATTCTTTAGCTTAATCTCAATTTTTTCTGCTCGTTTTTCTTTCGATCTTAACGAGCGTCTGGCTTTTCTTTTAGCCTTTACCTCTGAATGAAAGCTATAACCAGAAGACTTTACTCCTTTCCTGCGTCCTGCTTTCTTCTTTGGGGTTCCATCTACCTTTAAAACAAAATTACCCTTCTCGTCTTTCAAGTAATATTCTGGAGTTATGTCCCAATCGTTCGGAAGAGTCTTTTTTGCCATAAGTCATGTCTATATGCTTTTGAAGCCCTCTAGAAGAAAGAGATCTTCCTGTTTTATAATGAAGCCACTCGGCTCCTTCTCTGGAATTAATAGACCCCATTAGTACAGAATCAACAACACTCTTAAAAACCTGTAAATGCTCTTGGTTAGGTATTATATAATCCGAATCATCAGTATCTAAATCATAACCAAACGGAACAGAGCCTGCTCCACGTCTCTTACGCATAGCTAACTGCTTCTGCCTCTGCTTCTATTATATTTTCTTCTGCTTGTTTTGCAGGCAATATGAATATTCCACCGTCTGTAGTGTGGTTTACATTAACCCGCTCCGCTTTTCCAAGACCTATTCGGTCTAGAATCGTTTGTGCAGCCTGTAAACGTATGTTAGCCTGTGGAATAGGCTCTTCAGAATCCATTACATGCACTAACTTTATAGCGGCTTTAGGCGCAGATTGGGCGAGAATATGAGAGGCCAGGTCTATCATTTCTTCTTTAAGTGATTTCACAACTTGAGAATAGCTGCCTTCGGCATATCCTGCCAACTCTGCTGCTTTTTTCGGATCACCTTTAGTGTTTATCAAGTTGTCTAAGAAGCTTTGTTGCTTCTCGGATAACTTCCGCTGTCTGTTTGACTGCGGTTGCCCTGAAAGATGAGATAAATATTTAGAAGTTGTTTTAGTTTCTTCATTCATAACCATATATTATAGGGCTGAATATCAGATTTGTCAAGTGTTTTTTAAAAATATATGAAAATAGTTGCTAAAATACTTGACAAAATGGAAATCTAGCTGTATACTAGAGTAACAGGCCGCCAAGGTTTAACATGTTTTAAAGCTTTTAAAGCTTTTAAAGCTTCTAAAGCCCTCACTACTACACTCTCTCTCTTTAAAGCTTGTCAAGCTTTAGATGGGATGCCGCCTTTCTAATGGTTCCGAAGTTAAACCTGGTAAAATATACGAGATTGTGTTTTATGGGGGGGGAGGGTGGCATGGCCTCCTG